ATTCTTCAATTTTTTTATTTCGACTAGTTTCATCTAGAGCCATGATTCTTGCTGCATGCTCTTCTGATAGGCCGAAAAATGTTGTTAATGTTAGTTCCATCAGAACCTCTTACTTTCTGCATTATCTGGATATTTAAAAATATTGTTTTTTGCACCTTTGATTATGCGATCGACAAAAGCAGCATCGTAGATTTTCATAAGCTCAGCTCTACTAAAATTTGTATTAATGATAGTATTTGTCCGATTATCCAAAATATTAAATAAAAACGTATATGTCCAACCGCTAGCAGATTTAATGGTGTTACCTGTGGTTGACTCCTTGCCTAAGTCATCAAGTATCAGATAATCACAATTGATGAGAAGCTTTGACATTCTTTCTTGCGAATATTTGCTATTTTTTTTATCGTCATAATCGAATGTATCTTTGACTAGTCCGGACAACAAAGGTACCGAAACAAATATCACACTCTTTGATTGATTGTAAGATTTAAACATCTCGTTAATATTTTTAGCAATACTCATAGACAAGTGGCTCTTGCCAACCCCTGGAGGTCCTTGTAAGAGGGAGTTACCTTCCATTCCTTTAACATAATCTCTGGTGATTCGTTTGGCATAGTTTAGCGCTTTTGTATCTACAGCACTATGTTCCTTGTAGTTTTTCAACGTAGCACTAGCAATTTCCTTTGATAAAACGCTCTCTTTATAAAACACTTTATAACCCTTAGCTAGCAACGACTGGTTGTTGTACGCAATGTCAACCGCATTACTTTTCGTTTGGATATACTCTGTTGTACATTGCCAACAAAATTCTGTTTCTCTATTGCCATGATTTGGCATTTTCCTAGCATAAATTGGCATCTCGTGCTTTTCGCATGTTTTTCCAGTATCTCTAATAACACCATTCTCGAGCATGCTCTCTCTTGTCATTAACCCAAAAGCCATAGATACCTCCTAAAATCCATATTTCGGATCTGGTTTCTTAAGCTCATCTAACTCAGCTTGCGAAAATCGTTGGCCTTGTTGCTTCTGGTAATAATCACTTTTAGCAACTTCTGGCTGATTGAGATAGCTCTCAAACTTGCTAGCATTAAACAAGGTTGATGGCCTGAGATATTTTTCCATGTCAGAATTTACCCACTCGCTGCATTTTTTATCTATGACAGCTTTGAAATCTTCTAAAGTATAACTATCTTTTAGTCTCGCTTTGACTAAATCTGTGTTTGTTTTTACAAACTTATAGTTAGAGTTCATTTTTTGGTTGAGATAAGCTATTGGGATACGATAATCAAAATTTTTGGGATTACCTTTTTTGACTTGTTCGACATATTTCTCTTCTAACCAGTCTGGAAAGAGATATTCAGTCGGGCTCTGCTCGACATTATATTCTTTCTCTTTATCTAACTCTCTCTCTTTCTCTTTCTTTTTCTCTTTCTCTATCTCTATCTCTGGTGTACATTTGTACAACATTTGTACACCGCTGTTTTTTTCTGTTCTTAATTTTCGTATCCTGTCAGCCTCAGTGCTAGATTTTCCGACAAAATTTTGAATATTTGTCATATATATCGCGCCGTTATCGAGAATTTCAATTAGTTGTAGGTCTCTAAAAATTTGAATAGCCTTTTCGATAGTCCCAACCTGATGCCTTGTAATTGTTGCAAGCATTTGTGCGTTGTAAGGGATAAGGTTGTTAAACATTAATAAGCCGTCATTTTTTAAACTTCTTAGGTATAGCTTGAGCAAAATATTGCTATAGATATAGCCGTCAGGCATACTTTCTAAAATGATTGCTTCATCACTTTCAAAAAAATTTTCTTTTAATTTTAGATAGTAATACTTTTTGTTATCTGCCATTCAATACTCCTTAAAAAGGTCTATCCTTGCCCCAGACTTTCCCACACGATCCTGGGGTAGGTAACTCTATAAAATCCGTGCGTTTTGGTCTATCAACTTTTCGTACAACTTGATAATCATCTAACACCGTCTCAACAGTCTTAGTAATTGTTTTTTGATTACTATTGCGGTTTCCGATGTACGCAATTAAAGCAATAAATGCTAGTATTGCTACTCCTGTTACTGGATTTTCCATGTTATGCTCCTTTTAACTCTGCTAAAATTTGATAAAACCCTTTGAACGAAATAGGTATTGTACAATCTTCGGGTTTAAACTTCTGTCCATCTTTTCGGAAACAGTTAACCTGTGGTTTCCATTGCTCTTTTTTCTCTTTCATGTTATAATTACCTCATTGTTAATTTTCTTGAGGTCACTGTCCCCGCAGTGGCTTTTTTTATTATCTAAATTCATCTAAGCTAATATCAAGTGCATCTGCAAGTTTTACCATATTAGTCCAAGACAAGTTTTTGATCCTCCCGCTTTTTAAATCACTAAAGTGGCTTTTATTAATCCCTGTTAGTTTTGCTAATTTATTCATATTGAGATTTCTCTCAAGCATTATTTTATTGATTTTTTCCCACATAATATTTCTCCAAAAATCAACATATTGTGTTCAAATTTTATTTATATAACAATATGTTGTGTCTTTCGTTCCTTTCTGATATAATTTATTTGAATATGACCTCTCACCGTTGTATTCAAAAATTATGGAAAGGAGGATAACGCTATGGATAAAAATGTTAAACAAGACCTTCTAGGTCTGATGTATATGTTGACTGAGGATGCAGACAAACAAATTATAATTTCAACTGCTGCTGGTACTTATGTCGGAAATTTTATACCAAAAGAAAAAAACGAAAAGTATCACACAGTTTATGCAATCAGTGACAAATTACATCAAATTTCAGATACTGAACAAACTTCATCTGATTCTGATGTGATTGTCTTAGTTGATGTGACCTTGATTTCATCTTCACATCAAGAATTCAAAATGCCGTTTGTCTACTTGTTTACAGACCAAATAATCGGTGTTTCGCTTGGGAAATATTCGATTGGTCAGTAATCTCTAGTTTCTCGGCTAGCGTTTTGGAATCTACTGTTACCGCAATAGATTCTTTTTTATTTCCGCTATACGGATATTGTTTTGGTCTCATATGGTTCTCCTTTCTGTGGTATAATTTTTAATAAAAACGAGGTTTACTTATGTTAGACATTGATACACAATTTATAGACGCAATCAGTAAAATACTATCTGACTATGTTTCTCATTCTGAAATAACACGAATGGGCGAAGTTTTAGGTTATCCTCAAAACGACCAAAATTCTGGGTTTAACAAGCACAAACGGGTGCACAATCTCATGTCTGATATATTAAATAGGACACAGAATACAGATAATATAAAACTTGTGATTGAATACGTCTGTAACCCTTTGAGGTATATCAATGAAGCTTCGGTTTTTGAACATTTAAAAACTGCACTCAACATTCCCCTTTCTCTGAAAGGATTGACTATATCAGATAACGGACGAATAATTGGTACAACTATCTCAAAAACATTACCAGAAGCCAAAAAACGTTTTGAAACACTTGATAGTAGACTGAGAGAACTAAAAATCCATTCTCAAGTTTTAAGATTTTGTACCCAAGAACTCTTACAAGAAAACTATTTCCATGCCGTCTTTGAAGCAAGTAAAGGGATTTTCCACCGTATTCGTCTACTAACAGGCTCATCAATGGACTCAGCTAGTCTGATAGATCAATGCTTCAAACTCAAAGAACCTATCGTTATCATAAACGGTAACAAACTACAAACGCTTAACGAGCAGAGCGAGTACAAAGGATTGAAAAATCTATTGCTCACAATTGCTCACCTTTATCGCAATTCAAAAGCCCATAAACTCAAGTATTACAATCCAGATAGTATCAACGATGCAATTACCGCATTAACACTTATGTCCCTCGCTCACAATCTCCTTGACAACTGCACTAATACTAGGAGACTTGATTAGCAACTTGTAAAATTCTGCTGTCACCTCAGCTAATCTAATCGCTTCATCATCAATTGGGCTATTGTAGTCTTCTAGATGATGAAGTTTTTTCGTTAGTTGCTCAGATAAGTGCTCTGTTTGTATGAATATTGACTTTTGAAGCCCTGAAATAGAACTCATCAACTCCATTTCATTATGGCTTAAAATTTCTTCCATCCCTTCTCCTTTCTAAGCTACATCGCCTTTTTCTAAACTGGCAGATATTCCTGGTTAAGGAATTTATTAATAAAGTATTGTTGCCCCTTACCAGTAACTTTTGGGGTTACATTTGTTGTAGTGTGACCGTCAGAGTGATTGATGGCTGTTTTTTTGAGTTCAAACAATCCAAGCTGCATACTTTTTTGCGTTGGCTGATTCCAAGACTCACCACGACGACTGATTAGGTAGCCGTTGGCTCGTAACCACTGAAATAGCTTATTCTGACCAATATCAATCCCATTCTGTTTCAGGATTTTAGCTAGCTCACCAATCAGACAAGATGATTTGCTAGCACTTACAGCGTCCGCAAACAGCACTTTAGGGCGGTCAGCCTCGATTTGTGCCTCTAGTTTGTGGACTTTCTTATCTGCCATGAGTAAGGCTCTTGCCATGATTTTTTCTGGACTATTGAAGTCTTTTTCAACCTGAATGAAGTATTTGCGTACCTGTTTTGATTTCTCGTTTCGCTGTAACATAGCAATCTCTTTTGCCATGTCTAGCTTGAGAACGTGGTCTATATATTCTGTACGGTTACCTTGAGCTGTTAGTCTTTTTTGACTAATAGATATATAGTCAACGTTTTCTTCAAAACCATATTCCGACATCCTTTCAAGCCATTTAGTATATTGAGTTTTTATATTAAGTACATTGTGTAAATCTCTACCACTGACTACTGGTTCTTGATTTTCGTTTAGTGTTACGTTAATTAGTTGATTCATGTTATTCCTTTCTATTAGATGAGAATTTCTCAAGTATGTTTCAAAAAATTTAACCTCCTAGAAGGTCACTTGAGCTTACACCGTAAACTTCATATATTTTTAATAAATTTCTTGACTTTATTCTATATACATCTTGTTCCCAAGAACTAACAGTCTGTTTTGATACTCCAATACTTTTACCAAATTCTTCTTGATTTAACTTATACTTAGCTCTAATTTCAGCGATTGTAATCACTGGTTTCGTCATTCCCCCACCCCCTTTCTATCTGTTTTTAGTACCTCTAATCTGCTATAATGTGAGCAGAAAGGAGGTGATTATATGGATAAATTAACAAAAGATGCCAAGTTTCTTTTAAGTTCAATGTATGTCAAATACAACGAGAGACGTAAAGATAAAATTTCTAAAGAAGAGTCTCGCAATTTCGAAGATATTCAATTCATCAAAGAAAATATCATGAATGAATGGTCTGAAGAAGATGTATTAGATACTTGTTTTGAACTTAGAAAACATGGTTATATTTCAGCGACGGCTGCAAGCGATACGCTTTATCTAATTTCGTTAACAACCGAAGCTATCGCTGAACTTGAGAAACAAGACCAAGCCAAGACTTTATCTGGCAGGATAGAATATTGGCTTGAGTTTGCTAAGAAAATAAAGGATGCTATCCCTTTTGCTTAGAAGCTTTTTCGGACAACGCTTTATCTTTTAAGTGTTTGAGTCCAAATGGATCTGATTGAATATCTAATATTATTTTTTCCATTTGTTCCATGTTTTGTTTCATTTCTTCTCTGTAAGAATTTTGAGCTTTGAATTCAGTCGCAATGGATTCAAGGCTTTTTGCTATGCTTGACAAAATTTCTTTCATAATTCCCCACCCCCTTTCTATCTAAATTCGTCTAGGCTGACATCTAGAGCGTCAGCGATTTTGGCCATCTTGGAATAACCGGGATCATGATTTTTTATATTTTCGATATTTCTACGACCTAATCCCGTAGCTTTTCCAAGGCTTTCAAAACTATATCCGTGTTCTCTGACGAGCTTTTTGAACTTTTCCCAGTTGATTGTAATATTTTCTTCACTCACTTGCTTCTCCTATTGATAACCACTAAATATAGTGTTATTATATATATTAAATTTCAAAGGAGATATTATGTCCGAAAATAACGAATTTCTACTCCCTTTCCACAAAAAAGAATATATTGCTAATTTTATATCAGAAAATATTTACGTTCCAAGCGGTGAACACAGCGTAGATTTTTCAGTGACCTTAATGAATCTAAATTATGAAAATGGTGCAGTATATTCCATTTCATTATTTATCTACGAAACCGAAGAAGATGGAACTATTTCTGGTAAAAAAGGAGGCGTGAGCCAACGAATGCCACTCGTTAGCATTTTGCAAGATTCACACTATCCTTTTCCTTCTCACATTGATTTTCCTCTTAACATAACTATAAAAGCGTTGACGTATGAAACCAATAAAGTTTATGCTGCCATTTTTACACTAAGGAATAAAAATGGCAATGAGATTTCTAAAGCCACAACATACTTAAAAGGAAAATGATTGCTATGTTAAAGGAATATACCCTCTCAGATACCCCCCAGGCAAGGGTAATTGCCTATGATGTAATTGAACCATATGTCAAAAATACGATTCACGATGAACAAGTAGAACAGAACAAAATCATTGCTGATATCGATAAGAGATTAGTAGCAGTCGAAACCATAATTAATTCAAACAGAAGCAATCGTACTGAAAATAAAGCAAATATATCTTTATTTTTCACTGGTATAACAGCAATAATTTCTTTGATAAAAATATTTATTTAGAGTTCTGTTAGTTTAAACACCTTATTTGATATCATTCTATTTTTAATCTCTAACAATTCATCATCAGTTAATTTAACGGAGATGTCTCCCAGCTTTTTATTCACCGTATCATTATAATATCTATTAATAGTCATCCAGCTTCCATTTGTAAATTTTGTTCGAATTCTAAAAAATTCATCAATCGTTTTTTCTATTTCTTTTTCTATTTCTTTTTCTTTATCCATAATTTCCGTCTCTTTTTTATCATTCATAATTAAATCTTTCTCTCTATCATCTTCTGATGTCTTATTGTAATCATAAGACCCAAACAACAATTTTTTGATGTTCA